GAGTTTGTTTTTGTATTGAACACCTTAAACCCACCAGTTGGTATATTCTCTGGTGCTTTTATTAATACCTCTTCATATTCTGTGCCTCCTGGGAGTTGGTATTGGGAGAATTTGGTATTTTTGTAAGTTGCACCAGTTTCACTCCCATCCCATCCTCTTACTCTCGTGCTCCCCCTTCTTATCGTCTCTTCTAATCCTTTCAGTTCAGGCGCAAACTCACGAGCTTCACCCACTATGCTTTGTCTTTTTATGTTCTGAAATTGATTTTTAGAAACAATATAGGTTTCGCCATCTTGTAATAAAATCTTATTTCCTTTTAGTTCGTAGGGAGTTAATTTTTCACCTTTATCTATTATAACTTTATTCCCGTGAATATCTTTTATTGGAACATCTTTTTTGAGCTTAATGTTTGGGTATTTTGCCATAATCTCTTGAGTTGTCATTCCCTTTGTTCCGCGAAGTGTTTGAGATAATTCTTTAGCGGACACAAACTCCTCCGCACTCTTTATTTCCTTAATTTGAGATAATAATTGTTGCGCGCTTGAAATAGAAGTAGTTTTGATGATTTCATTAAATAAGTTTTTTGCCATTGCGATGTCTCCTCCTCTACTAGCTACCTCACGCACCAGGCTTTGAGCTTCTTTTCTTATTGCAGGTAACCCTACTTCTTTTATAGATAAGCCAACAGGAACAGAGCTTATTGTGCCTGTATCACTTAATAACGCTTTAGATGTATCTTGAATAATTTGACCAAGTTTATTAAGCTGAGGAACACCTTGACCAGTTAATCGTTTCATCACGGTTGCCGTAAACTGCCCTAAAAGGTCCCATTGCTTTTGTGTGTTCTTAATCTTCCCTGATTGCGATTGCTGAATTAAGTCTTTTGCTTCTCTTATAAACGCTTTCTTTACATTTACCTCAGTAACTTGATTGGGTTTTAGTTTTAATCTACCAAGAGCGGTATTTAATTGCGGATTATATCCTGTTGCTCTTAATCCTATGGAAGCACCTGTTTTTAATACTGACCCTGCTATTAACGCATCTAATATTTGTGCGACTGGGTTCATAAGTACCGCAAGAGCGGCATTTGTATTTGTTTTTCCTGGTCGTTCTTTTTCAAGACGAATAAAATCATCTACCATTGCTGAACCTACATCTTTCACAGTTGCTTCATTGAAATCAAATCGGCGAGCATCCACACCCAATGGCAATTTTAATGGTGTTGGTTTTTCCCCTTTCAATTCACTTTGTACTGATTTATAATTAGCCACCGTAAAAGTAACAACTTTAGGTCCAACCTCAAGTAATCTACCTGCAACATTAAGAGCAAGAGCAGGAAGAGGTCCACCTGGAATTTCCTTCTCTTCTATTCCAAAAGGTAGTCTGGCATATCCTTTAATCTCACCAGTCATTGGCGTTGTTGTCTTTGTTCTAAAATCTTCGGCTGAAAAAGGAACAATCGGTGAGGGTTGTACCATTTTTACTTCTGGTTTTTCTTCAAGGATAAAGGGGTTTTTCATATTAAAATAAATTCTTAAATCCTTCCCACAAAGAGGTTTCTGCTGGTTTCAATGCATCTAGTAATAGTAATAACTCTAACTCATCTGCTGTTGGTAAATTCGCTTCTGTTAGCATCGTTTCAATCTCCTCACGAGAAGTTTTATTACTAATTAGTTGTCGTAATGATATTTTCATCTGAGTTAAATCAGTAGATGCCAACCTTCCACCAACCTGAGTTTTTCTTTGTCCAAATACAAAACTTTGCTGTTCTTCTACGGACCTGTTAAGAAAGTCCTCGTGAGTAGTATCCCCAGCTGCAACCATACCTTTGTTTAGTTGTGTGGTTGTTAATTTAAGTGGATTTGTTACGACTTCTTCTGTTGTGTCCCCTCTCGCGAAAGATAGTGCATCTTGAGCTGCCTGTTGAGATTGTTGTAACTCAAATCTTGCTTCTGCTAATTCATCTTGGACTGCCTGTCTTTCAGAAATAGCAGTTTCTTTTTGTGCCGCTAAAGTAGGAACTAATTGGTTGCCCACCACTGCCATACCTGCCTTATTAAGTTGGTCTATTGCTTCTTTTCTACCAGCTTGAGCATCTTTAATTACACCCTCAGCAGACTTCATTATCTGTTTTTTCAAATCTAAGTTAGCATCCAGTAAAATACCTGCTAATTTTCTGTCTATATTTAATTGGGAAGCACCCAATGCGTCAATTAGAGATTTGACTTGTTCAGTTCTAATACCACTAAATGCCAAACCTCTTGCAGCGAGGTTTTGCTCTAGTTGTGTTTTGTCAGCTCCATATTTAAGCTCAAGCGCTTGTTTCGCTGCTTCTGCCTCTCCCTCTGCTGTTGTAACATCTAATCCTAGTTTTTCTTGCACAAACTTAAACTCATCACTCTCTAATACTTGTTCGTAAACTGATTGTGTAGATGGCATCTCTGGAAGTCCTAATGTTTTCATTACTTCTGCAGCGCTTGTTTCTGCTTTTTCTCTCTCTGTTCTTATATCAGCTAACCCTTGCGTGATACCTAATGCCTTTTGTTTGGCAGCTTCTAAGCCAGTGGATATTACATCTTGGGCTGGAGTTTTAGAGGTAGTGGCACTTGGTTTCCCAATCGTAAGTTGTTCGCCCGGATAAATAAGATTAGGATTACCAGAACGATAGCCACTAATATCCCCAACCTTAACACCTAATTGAGTTGCTATTTGTGAAAGAGTATCCCCTGATTTGACTGTATATTCTGTTGCTGAAGATTGTGGAGTTGGTTGTTGAGAGGCAGGTGGAGTTTTTATTGTAGTATTTGCTACCGCTTCCTGTACTGTTCCAACGTGTCCTAAGTCTTCTGCATCATACTTTGCAAAAGCTAGATTGTGTCGGTATTGCGATTGGTCTGCTGTCCAATCTGGCTTATACGGGACTACTTCTGCTAATTTACCATCAACATAAATATCATAACTCTTTGTACCTGAATTGAAATACATTGCTTTCTTACTATCTGCTGTTGTTTGCACTGTGGTTTGTCGTGTTGTTGGTTGGACTGATGTTTGAGCCACCTGTAGCGTTTGCTGCGCTTGTGTCGCTGAAGCTGGTTGTGGAGAGTAAGTTGGTTGTTGAACTTGTGGTGCGGGTTGGATTGGTTTAGTTTGTGGGGTTGTCGTCTGCATAGTTGGAGTAGGAGGAGTATAGGGTGCAGGTTGGGTTGGTTTAATGTAACTACTCAAAGGAGGGTAACTCGGTTGAGGAGTAGTTGGAGTAGTTGTTCGTTTTGGTTGAGTAGTTTGCTGTTGGGCTAATTGTTGAAAATAGGAAGTATAAGGTTGTGCTTTATAAGGCACATTATATCCTTGCGTAGGTTGTTGTGTGGCAGCTCCCCTCAATTGATTTAAGAGTTGTGTATTTTGTGTTGCAGTCCCAGCATAGTTAGTAATTCCTTGTTGTTGAGCTAATGTAGCTCGTGAAGAATAACTACTTGGTTTTCCAATAGAGTTTAGATAGTCAATAATAGAAGGACCTGTATAGGGATTATTCTTTAATGAGTTCTCTAACGCTCTTATCTGGTTTGGTGTTCCAACATATCTACCAAGTCTTCTATCAAGACCTTTTAGTTTCCAAACTTCTCGCTTTGAAGATACCGAACTATCTTGTCCGTGTTCTTTTAATAAAATATCTAGTGCTTGTGTTGCTTTTAGTTTCATATTATTTTGGGTTTATAACTCTTGATAAAAAATTAATTTACTTATCCTCATTACTTTATTGTTTGCGACAGCATCAATAATCTTAAAATACATTGAAGATGGAGAACTAGCAAAATAATTTGTTGCTCGTGTATCTTTTAAAACATCATTAACATAAAACTTCATTGTTAATAGAGGGCTTGCATAACTAGTTTTAACTTCATATTTATTCCAATAAGGGTCTACATTAAAAAGTGTAACTCCTGTCAGTTCGGTTAAAACCTCTGATGGTCCAGTTGCTTCGTGGTAAGAATATAATTTCCCACCTGTAATTTTAAAACCACAAGCTGAATCACCAACCAAACCGCAAGCTAAATAAAAAACAGCGTTAGTATCACCACCACTTCCTCCCCAATCCACCTGTGCTACAAACGACATTGAAACATTTTTTGTAAAATCAACATTACCACCTTCTATTGTTCCAGGTGTTCCAGAGAGTGTTTCTGCGTGCATAGAAACCAATGATTGATTTGCTCCTGTTGACAGAATAACACTTCCTAAATAAGGACAGATTGCTCCACTTGTTCCAAGATTTTTTGTCCAGCCATCAACACTCTCAAAAGCGGGCGTTAAAACATAGTTTGTGAGATTTATAATTCCTTTTAGTTCTATATCTGACCCATCATATTTAAGATAATTAGTTGTATTACCTAAATACATTTTAGCTAAACCATCATTATCAACTCCTACCCAAGCACCTGTTGTATTATCGTCATATTTCTTTTTCTTAATTTGCATTCCGCCAAATAAAACATTACCACCAGGTACTCCCTCATAACTCTGGTCAAAAGCCATCGCTTCTGTAAATTCAAAATCATTTAATACAGATGACTTTGCCACCAAATTATCTTCTATATCGCTTTTATATGTAAAATCTTTCATCGTTCTTTTTTGGGATTATGTTCTATATTCAATCCTTCAATAACTGATTGACTTGCTCCATTATCTGTTATCCTAACTCGGATTGTCTGACCTTCTTTTCCTAGACGAGCATTATTAACTCGTTCTATCAAATTCTTGCCTACTGGCTTGAAGTCGCCTCCTCTATCTAGTTGATAAGAAAGGTTCGCAGTTATTCCATCTTGAACTATTGTATCAATATTCTGAATATCTGTTTTAGACGGAAAGTTTAATAGTTGTTCTTTGAAGATAATCTCTCCTGCGATAGATACCGCCGTATCTCCATTTGTCCCTCCACTGTCATCAGCAATCCCAGAGTTCCATTGATAAGTTCTACCATTAGATGAGCCAAAGTAAATATCTTCGGAATTAGATTGTATTAGTTTACTAGCAACTCTCCACGGAGTATTCAAGGTATAAATAGTCCAAGCATTTAGTGAAATTGTATAAACTGCTATTACCTTTGTGTAAGTTGTTCCACCTACTGTCATACTATCCGATAAATATAAGTAGTAATGATCTGCATCTGTTTCAGCAACCATATCATCTACATCAGTGGCTGGTATATTATCAAACCAGTCTTGTATTTTGCGTGAAATTAAAGAAGGTCTTCCGCCTGTGTAAGCATAAGCTCCATATTCATTTGCAAAGAAAGTTATTCCTAAATCAAGATTTGTCTTGACACACTCTTGGGATTGTGTTCCTACTCCAATCAATCTATCTGGTTCTACTTGCCCAAATGTCCAACGATACAATGCTCTATTCTTAAAGATAAGCAAACGATTTCCATTATTCTCTAATGCTCTTATTTCATCTCCGTCATCTGGATTAACATCAAAGTAATCATTCACTCCCCACGCAGGTAGGGTTTCTGCGGCGCTTGGAAGTCCTGAAAACCATACCCTTGAAAGTTGTCCGCTCGCTGAACCTTTGGCTACATACAATCTATCTTGAAATACTGATATAAACGCTGGTGTAATTGTAGCGGGACAATTAGTCGTCCCCCAAATTCCACCATTTACATCTTTAGAGCTTGCTACTACATCTGTTCCGTTCACTCTAAATAAATAATCAACAAAAGTGGCAAACCTACTTTTCAATGAAGCCGTATCGTTTGACTTAGAAGCAGTCCAAGTTCCTGAATTATTATAGTAAATTATTCCGTTAGCGTTACCAGCAACATTGGCTACCATTACCTGCGTTGTTTCTGCTGGGGTGTTTGTATTTGTATATTGGAATAAACCATTTACTCTCATCGCTGCGACTGGTTGGCTCGCAAACACATCATAGCCATTGCGTTTTGTTAATGCCCCCACTTTGTCCAAATTGTAATTAACTACTAATTCACATTCGGTATCTTTAATAAGCAAAGGTGATACTTTGCTATTCATTCCTCCGCTAAAATTGGTGATTAAGTGATTACTCATATTAACTTAAATCGCTAATGTACAGATTGGGATTATTATAACCCGAAACATCTGACATAACCTCTGATTGGTTTTTAATTCTACCAAAAGACCCTGTTTGTTTTAATGCGTACTTATTTTCAAGCTCTTTAATGCCTCTCTCGTACTTTGCAAGTAATCTATCGTGTAGTGTTTCTTTACCGAGAAGTAATGCTAAGTCAGCGGCAGTTCCCCAGCAAAGAACATCAGGTTCTGGGATTGAAGTTCTATCTTGTGTATCCATTAAGTTTGTTGGTTCACTATGCCCATTATAAACAATGTTTCTTTCAGTTACAGTTGCTCCATTTGAATGAGCGGCGGCAGTTGTTCCTTCTCGCCCTCGCAATAAGCCAGTTAGTGTTGTGGCGGTTTCATTAGTAGCATAGATTACCTCGCTATCAATAATCACGCGGTAGTAATCGCCCCTCTTAAAACTTGCCGTTGAGGCAACTGTCATACTCTCTGCAGTAGCTGATAATGCTCCTCCTAATGTTGTTGTATCAGCAGCGGTAGAAGGTCTTGGATAAAGCAATAGTTGGTTATTCCAGATACACATAGCCGTTGGAACACTTGTTGAACTATCGCTATTCCAATGAAGTAAGTCCCACTTGTTTTTGTTTATTGGTGAAAGTGGTTGAGTATCATATCTCGCTGAATAGATTGTCTGAACAGTTGAGGGTATATCATACGCAAATTGGTTTGCCACAGAAGACAAACTTCTTTCTACTTCATAAAAAGACCATAACCTTTGATGAGCAATATCTCTTTGTTTGTCATTTATTCCGTCATCTATCATCTGGTCTGTTAGTTTCTCATCTTCTAATTCATCAACCAACTGCCGAATTTTCTTTCTTACTGTCCAAAGTGTCTTTGGGTCCCGAGACGAACCTTCTCCACTAATATCATAATTTACTCCGTCTGAGTAAGATGAGTAGGCGGTAGTAGTAGCATTATAAAATCTCACAAAACCATATCCTGTGGTACTGGTGGTATCTTCATAGCGAGTAAACTCATCATCTGGTTGTATTTCAATTAAGGTAAGTTGTGTGGAAGTCCCACTGTTATTTGTATTGCTTCTAAGAAATTGAATTTGATTAAAATCAATCCTATAAACTGGCTCTCCTATTGAATGAGCAAACCTTAAACCACCCGCTGACCCGCTTCTGTCTATTGTAAGAGCTGTTCCGTCTGTAACCGCAGCGGCAATCTGCATAACTTCTGTTGTTTTGTTTCCTATCTCTCCTACGATAATATAATCATTATCTGCCCACGCATTTCCATCTACTGCAGACACAGTAAGGGTAGTACCTGCTGTTGCAACTGCAACCGTAAGATAGGTTCGTTCTTTGTCTTGTATTAACGCCTTGTTGTATGCTTTGAGTAACATATTTTTATTATGTGTTAATTTATAAACTTGTCAACTTTTAGATTTCTAAAATTGGTATAATCGGTAAAATCTCCAACTCGGGTGTTATGTGAATTTGAGTTGTTGTCGTTGAACTGGAAGAGGTGGAACTGGTTGTAGAACTAGAGGTACTAGAAGAAGTTGAAGATGTTGAACTAGAGGTACTAGAAGAAGTTGAAGAACTCGTAGTTGTACTTGAGGTTGTTGATGTAGATGTGGATGTACTTGAAGTTGAAGTTGTTGAACTACTTGAAGTTGTTGTGGTTGTTGAACTACTTGTTGAAGTTGTTGTGGTTGTTGAACTACTTGTTGAGGTCGTAGAACTTGTAGTAGAAGTAGAGGTTGAGGAACTACTTGAGGTTGTAGATGATGTTGTAGAAGTAGAAGTACTCGTTGAAGTACTGGTAGTTGTGCTAGTTGTAGAAGAAGTGGTAGATGAAGTTGTAGAAGAAGTGGTAGATGAAGTTGTAGAAGAAGTGGTAGATGAAGTTGTAGAACTTGTAGTAGAAGTAGAAGTACTCGTTGAACTACTTGAGGTTGTAGATGATGTTGTAGTTGAACTTGAACTAGAAGTAGTTGAAGATGTTGAAGATGTAGTGGATGTTGAGGTTGAAGTTGAAGTTGAAGTTGAAGAAGAGGTAGTAGTTGCTCCCGCCGTATGTGTTACTACTAATTTAGGGTCATTGTCTGTGCCTGTTTGGTCAGCTGCCCACCCAATTCGTCTATTTAGTCCCGTGGGTTGAGTTGCAGTTATATCCTTGCCTGTTAAACAACCAAATTTTGAAATTCCTGTTGTATTTATATTATTTCTACCATCAGCATTTAATGTAAAATCATTATACGCAGAAAGATTAAAAAGAGCAAAAGTAATTGAAGCAAAAACAGTTGAACCAAAAGTTGTTATATCATAATCAGACGTTGCAAGAGAAGTATTAGATGCTGTTGTTGTTGACACAATACTCCAATTATCTAAATTAGCATTTTCAGTAACAACATTTGTCCCGTATATTGATAAAACTGCATTATTTATTATAGCACCACTAAGTAAAGATGAAGTATCAAACAATATCTTATTTCTATATATTCGCCAGACACCTCCTCCAACAGAATGATGAATATATGTCCAAGTAGTAATATCATTTACATTACTACTATTTGTTTGATTACGTACTGTTAAATAAGTTTCTGTATCTGCAACTTCCGTTGTCATTATCCCATCAACACTTGTAGTTTCTATATGAGGGTCGGGATAAAAAGTGCTTACTGTGTCTGTAAATACTGGATAGACTACATTTTCAAAAAATGCCTTTTTAATATGTTTTGTTAGAATAGACAAACCTTTACCATCGCTTTTTATATCAGCATCAACTATCTCTACTTTCTGTTTTGTTTCTTCACTATTTACTTGACTATCCCAGATTTTTATGTCCTTAATTCCTATACCTCGTTTCTCTTTTTCATCCCAAACGCGAATATAAAAACCTTGATTTTGTTTTATTATTCCTCCTTTTTTTAAGAAACTACGATTTTTATTTTTTTCATTTTTTCTTGCTCCTGTTATATTTCTTGATGTAATTTCTGGTGTATCAGTATATTTTAAATGAAATTGAATATCTAAATCTTTTGTTGGAGCGGAATTAAATTTAACTAACTTTTCTAATCTTGGAGCTTTACCGTGTTTTACATAATAAATAAGGTCTGCGTCCCATTGTGGAAATGCTTGCTTATAAATTACTGCGTCTAACCTGCCATCACCGTTAATATCAAATAGCTCGCCCTTGACTTTCACTATGTCCATTGCCGTCATATAAACACCAAACGGCTTAGCTGTTATTTCTGTTTTATTAAAAATATCAAACCTATTATCACCTTCAAAAAACACAGCCTCATTTGAGTATAAAGGTGCAATAAAATTAAACGGTGCATCTTTGACTTCAAACTCAGTTGGTGTTTCTTTAATTAAGCAATCAATCAGTTGCCACTCTTTGTCGGCATTAAGAAAATTCATCCACTTACCGTGAAATTCAGTGGTGTTTCCCTTGCTTATCGCATTCCAAGTTTTTCCGTTGTGTAATTTATTTATCATTTTCTTGCTACTCCAATATAACATTTAACTGGAAACTTCGCAGGATTATTGGATATACCTACTTTATCTTGTATATAAAACTCTTCTATTTTTAGATATTTACCGACCAAATCTTTAATCTTTTGTTCATCAAATAAAACTTTGTGAACCTCATTTTCAATCATATGCGGAACTGAGAATAATAACAAACCGTCTTCTTCTAAATGTTCAACTACATTCTGCATAAAAAAATCAGGATTTTCTAAATGTTCAATTACATCAAAAGCAACAATCACATCATACTTTCCCTTCGGAAACTCTTTTTCAAAATCTACTACTTGAATATCTGCCGCGCAAAGAAACTTATACATCGCTTCTGCTTTATCTAGTCGCCACTTATCTATATCGGCAATAGTAATGTGTTCAGCAAATGTACTAAGGAGGTGTGAACCATACCCGTCTTTTGCCCCCACATCTAACACTCGCTTCTTGTGGCAATACAAACACGCCCAAACATATCTCTCTAAATGTCCTATAAACTGCTGTGGTTTTCTTTGTATTCTATAAACCTTATTACTTAATAACATATCTTAGTTCCCTTACTAATAACGGAACTAAGTTTATCATCAAGCGGTAGTGGTTGATGAACTACTTGAAGTCGTTGAACTACTTGTTGAAGATGAAGTGGAAGTTGAAGTGGATGACGAAGTAGTAGTGGACGAAGATGTCGTACTACTACTTGTTGTCGTGGAAGTAGATGTGGAAGTAGAAGACGAAGTGGTAGAACTACTACTCGTTGTTGTAAACGAGAAGTTAGCTATATTAATTTGTCCAAATAAAAATTCACTCATATTATTATTTTAATTCTACAACGGCGACTCTCGCCCCCGTTACTGTTACTCCCGCTTTGCCTACTGCACGACCAAATACTGTTACGCCATCTCCTATTGCTTCCACCACAACAGAATTAGCTGGATAAATTATATGCCTAGCAACGGTATCAGTTGGTGTTGTAAAAGTTCCACTGGAATTTTTATTCACAAACTGGACAGCCAATGCTGGCGACCCTTTAACCTGTAATTTTAACCACTTCCTCCCTGTATAGGGAGTTGTTCCAACTTGTAATGCCCTCCAAGCATTGTTCACACACCACACTGTTCCAGATGATGCGGAACTTGCTGTTGCGTGTCCATAGTTAATCATAAGATTTCTAGCTTATTCAGCTTACTTAACTAAGTTATTAACTTAGATTCAATTATATTTCGTTTCTCAATCTTACCACCTGTTGGCAAGATAACTTCTTCTGATTTTATGTTGGTATTCTTATTAACGAACTCTTTGTACAAATCCATTTCTCCGATAAATCCTTTGAAGGGATATACCTGTATAACTTCCTGAACGAGATTTATGTCTTTCAGTATTTTATACAAAGCAATCCTTCTTTCGTGAGTATCGTAAATTGTTAATTGAGCAATTTTTAAGTGTATTCTTGCGTGAGGGTCGTCTTTGTCTTTTTTGGTCATTTTTTTCTTTTCATCATTTTGTATCATCTGTGTTGACAAATGTTTCGCAAGATGAAAAGCGACCCGCTTGACAAATGTTTGTGTTTCCCCAGCAGTGATTGTATAGGGTTCTCCGTTATACTTCCAAGTAAAATCTTCAGAAGTTGGATTTATAATATTGATTGTATCTAATTCTGCCATATTATTTAATGGGTCTGCATAGTCTAATCATTGGACTGCGCAGAACTAGTTGCTAATAAATGGAGTTAATCTAACCGACAATCAGACTAACTAGTCTATTGACAAGAACACAGTTGCGTGTTCTCCAGTTGCTATTGTTGTTTGAGCTATCCCTACGATAGGGAATGCTTCCGTAACAGCGTTAGCTCCTACAATAACAGATGCCGCTGTTCCGATGTTGGCAACAACAATCCTACCGACTGTTATATTGCCTCCAGCAAGAACTGCTGCTGAACCTTTTGTCTGTATCCAACCATAGTATGCTGTGGTAATCGCTTTAGAAGCGACACCGACAATACAAGAAGTTGGAACAGCAGGATTTTGAATTACCCCATTAAATGGGTTCTTCACCAAATCAATAGTTGAGGAAGCAGTAATAGCAACCTTAACTGGGTCTTTGAGATAAACTACCAAAGAAGCCGCGCCAGTTGTTGCAGCGTGTTTCTTAATACGGTAGTAAATACCATTACCAGCAGTTGTTGATACTACCAAATAACCATCCGCAAAAAGATTTGCCGTAACGGCAGCCCCAGTTGTTAAGGTTACTGATGTAGCTCCAACAGCGGTTGCTGTAGGAATTAAACTCAAGTCCGCTGTTTGAGCTGGACCTTGAAGTAAATCTCCCGCAACCAATGTTGCTCCTGCTTTTGCATAACGGAAATAACGACCATCTGCCGTAATTCCTATGCTTCCTAGTGTATGTTCTGGTGTAGAACTTTCTTCATAAGGGTTAATTCCGAAAATTGTTGGAATACCTGATAACATAATAATGTTAATTCTACTTACTAATAATACGCCTGTGCCGACCCGACTAAAACAGGCGTTTTTATCAAGTCCTAATTTACTCTTTTTAGGTCAAGATGTAACCGCCGTTCGTCTTGCCATTGTGCGTGGAGAGTCTCCTACAAGCTGTCCAGCATATAGAAGGTGTCCAACAATAGCATTTTGGTTTTGCGATATTTTGAAACCTGTCCAAGCAAATCCTTCTTTAGTTGCCGTAGTTAACTCGTTGGTATAGTCAAGGTTATAAAGGAAAAGATGCTTTGTGTTGATTGTCCATATATTTCCAGAAGTACATTTCTCATCTGCAATTATCGGGATACCTCTCCAGTATAGAGCGTTTGCTCCAAAGCTTAGTTGAGTTCCCTGCTTGCCCCCTGTTGGAGCTAGTTGAGGCGCTCTACCATAACTGAGATTAAGAGTAGGTGTTACAAGTCGTTCAATTATTGAAAAGACAGCTGGAGTTGTGATTATAAGGTCAGGACTATCACTACCCCTTTGGGCAGCATCAGTATCCGTAGCCAAGTCATCAAATCCAAGCGCTCCTGATTGAGCATTCCTTGTAGATTTTAGATTTGTATAAGTACTTCTTGAAAGATTTTGATATGTAGTAACATCAGTGCTCAATTTGTTGCTTTCTGCTTTTAGCGGAAGGCTAGGTCATTTCTGCCTATCTCTATATGTCTCCATATAGTACGGACTATATCTTTATCACTTTTCAGTGAATGTTTGGCGTGTAGTCTCTGAGGATTACCGTAAAATCTATAGTCGTAATAGTTTTCAAGGTTCTTTCCTGCTGATTGTCTCTATTTCTTAGATTTTTAGGGGATTTAATCCTCCTACCAAGAACCTAACGAGAGTTTCCAGCATATAGCCAAATTTAACGACGACAGGTGTTACTTTATCGTCAATGTGATAATTCAAACCAGTAATATCCTTACTGTTATTTCCAGTTCCATCGCCATATAAATCTTCACCAAGATTTTCTGACAAAGCCCTTGCAACATCTGAAAACTCTGTTGCAATAGCATCAAGATACGCCTCTGGTCCTTTATTGACAGCTAATTGTATTCCCGAGAATACGATTGGAGCTGAAGTGTATTCTGATGGGTCAACCTTGAATAGTTGACGAACATCTTCCTGTGTTGTAGGAAGAGTATCAAAACCACTAAAAGAACCGCCTTGCGTTCTATCAGAAACAGTAGTAGGAATTACTAACTGTCTTCCTCCAGTCCAAGGACGAGCTTTATCTCTCAACATTTTGAACAAAACATTTCCTTCATAAATGTTATCAACAGCTGCTGGAAAATATCTTTCTCTTGTAGTTGTTTGAACAAAATTTCCTAAAGTAATAGCCATAGTATTTTGTTGTTTTTAGTGTTTCTAGTAATTTCGACCCAAGGACACTATGTCCCTGTTTTTTGCTTATAGTCTTTGATTGCTTCACGAGCAATTTGAAAAAAGTCTTTACCTTTATCATCATACTTCTTGGTTTCTGCTTTACCAGTTCCTCTTTGAGAAGTAGGAAGATTGGGTTTAGCTTTTTTCGTTTCGGAACGATTAAGTATCTTTGCCGCAATGGCAGGTTTTACTTCTAGTTCCTTGCAAATATCAAGTATTTTCTTCTCGGATAAATCTGGATTGTCATCAAGAACTTGGTCAAGCTCTTCCTGAAACTTTTCAGTAGTTGTCTCTTTTTCCATTTTCTCTTGGTCTAAGATTTCTCGATAAGCTTCTTTCGCTACATCACGAATATATTTCTTAGCCTGAGCTTCTTTGTCTTCTTCTGGAATATCTTTGTTCCTAATTTTATCCAATTCTTTCTCAAGATTTTCAGCTCTCATCTTTTCAGACTTGAACTTTTCTCTATACTTGATTTTTTGAGCTATTTCAGAAGAGGATTTTTCTTCTTCCTCTTCTTCCTCTTCTTCTTCCTCTTCTTCTGTTTCTTCGTATTCATTGTTTTCAGAGGTTTTGTCCTCCTCGGGGTTATTAGTGTCCCCGAACACTAAATCATTTTCTTCTGCTAGTATATTCATAGATTTTTCATTTTAAGGGTTTTGTCCCTAAGTTAATAATACTACTGTTGTCTTTCACCCGCCATTTTAGGAGCATTCCCAACGGGCGCTGTTCCACCCAATGACTGTCCTGCTCTCTGCATTACATTTGCCGATGTTTCAACCCCCCTCCCTTTATCGGGAGAGGCAGAAGCTTTTGCTTCAGCACCAGCACTTGCCTCAGTTATTCTTGCGACTGTTTCTCTGTCTAACTGTCCTTGTTTCCATAATACTAATCGTTCCGCTGCTTTCTCCGGATTGGTAAACTTTAATCTTTGAAATAGAGTAACTGGGTCTAATGCTCCTAGTTGCCACAACTGCACAGCTTCTGTTCGTTGAGATATTTCATCCATAGGAAGTGTCTGTTCCGCTTTAACCTCAATCTCAATAAAGTTTTCAATATCATCTTGGTTAAGTCTGACAAACTCCAGCGTTTCTTCTTCTCCAATAATCTTGATTGTGTGCATTTCGGTGTAGAACATTTTCATCAACTGCACTAATCCATTTGCCATTCGTTCAACACCTCTATTAAGAACACGAGTAATCAGGTCAACCCTTGTATAATCTTGTTGGCGAGAAAGGATGTCTTGTCCAAGTGTCTTTGCTTGAGCTGAGCCTCTTGTCGCTGAGTGTGTTCCCATTATATTATCAAAAACAGCTTCACTATGTTGTAGGTTTGAAAAGTGCGCGCCGGGTAAAGGAACACCTGCTTCTCTTCTCATTTTGTTTTCACTAGCAACTCCTTCTCCGCGAATAATTAGTCCAGGTTCATTGGTAAGATTACTGGCTTGTTCTTCGGACATTGCATCTGAGTCAATTAAGATTTGCCCATTACCCATTGTTCTAAGGTTATCAATTATCCTTCGTTTCTGTGTGTTGATAGCGTCTTGAATTGGGATAGTAATGTCCACCAATGACTTTGCCGCTACGGGTGTATTGGATGCCTTAAAAGCTGTAAAAAATACAAATGGTTTTTCTGGTTGATTAAGATGATTTCTGAAAATTGTTTCTCCGTTTTGTTCATCTCCTGTAAAATCAAAGTAAGGATTTTTTATTTTATTTATTACTTGCCCGCCTCCTATCCAAGCAACGGTATCGTTTGTCCATATCTCAAAAACCTTAATTGTTTTCTTTTCCTCCGCCCCTTTCTTTTTAAGGTCAACATTTGAACTAATTATCATTTCGTCAACCTCTGTTGATGGAAATTCTTCCTCAAACTCATCTCGTGTAAACTCTAAAAGTTTAATTACATAAGGTAGGTTGTGTGGGTCAGTTCTTAATTTTGGAATAAGAATAAGTCGTGGGTCAACGACCTGAACATCTAAATCGTCTGTTCGTTTATTCCAAAAATACTCAAGCACTCCAAACTTATAGAGCAACATTTCCCGAACTACTTGTTCAAGTTTTTCTTGCATTGAGAGTGTGCGATATTTATTCTGTAGAACCTTCCTCAACTTGTCAGCCCTCTGAACAGAGTCTTCATTCTCACTTCCAGGCTTACAAGTAAAATGAAAAACATTTGCCGTTGCTATTGGAACGAGTGTTTCAACAGCTTCAAAAATCCTATTCTCAACGGTATTGGATTGATACTCGGGAATTAAATCTCTATTCGTTTGGTTGCCAAGATAATACTGTTCCGCAATCTCTTGGTCGTGTAACATTTCATCGTGATAACTATTAGCTTCCTTAAACCAAACAGCAAAGGTTTCTAATATATCCTCATCTGACGCATTGATACTAAATTTTTCTTCTTGTAACATATTTATCAATATAGTTAGTTGATAGTCCAGTTCTTCTCCATTTGCAGGATTGGAGTTAACCCTCTGATTCTTGCAACTCCGTTTTCAATTATTAAAAATGAGTTCTTGTTTAAGTTCCTTTCCTTATTATCAGGAGAGAAAACAGTAGATGGTTGTATTTTACCCTTACTCCAAAATCCTAAGAGGAGGGACATTATTCTATCATCGTGGTAACCAATGTTTGCACCCACCCCTTTATCTTTTGCTTCATTAGAATATATAAAAGTTTTAAATTGGTCAATAGTTTTTTGTGAGTACACTTTTGGGTTTCCATTTCGGAGTATATCCCTAAATCTAGAAATTGCAAGTGGCTTGGTACTCGTTGTTGTTCTCCACCCCAACTTATTTACTTTTCTACCTGTCTTATTGTCAATCTCTTCTCTCTGATAAATTCTATGCCAGCCCAAATCTTTTAACTTATTCATAAGGGCATATCCGATTGAGTTCATCTCTGGAACTATCAAACACTTCAAATCATCAGTTGAGTATTTTCCAGCTAAGAACACAGCCTTCTCTGCAGTAGCTTCAGGTGTTAGTTTCCCAGACCACGCGGCAACTTCCTCTAGTGTTGTATGGTCAACCATAGTCATAGCGGCATCATCTCTATTTTCAATACCTTCAGCAGGATCTACTCCTAACTGATATGTATGACCTGGAACAAAATCCTTATAGATTTCAATCCCCTCCATAATACGAAGTGGTTCTCGTTGCGTCTTCATCATCTTCTCAATGTGCTCTCTAGCAAAAGCAGTATTCTCAGACAATAAACTTTCGTCCCAAATACCTAACACATATTGTTTATAATATCCAGGGTCAGTAATTTTATATTCTTCGTATCTCTCAACTGTTTCTTTTGGAAGATTAGCATAATTTTCTTTAGAGGAAGCTTCTATGAGTTCCCAGTTGGTATCTTTATCCGCTTTTACTTTTTTATACAGCCAGTTAAGAGCTGGGTTACAAGTAAGATACACCTTGTGTTTTACATTCTTTCTTCTAAGACGAAAAGTCAAACCTTGAAATACCGCCTCTGGCATTTGCTCAGCTTGGTCAACGGCAAACCCTCCTAAGTTCAATCCTTTAATTTCTTCTTCAGCTAGTTTGTCAATGTTTCTAAATATAATTGTTGAGGGTTTTCCCTGTGTATATAATTCAACTGAAGGATGGGGGGTCTTCTTAAAACTCTTAATCCAAGAAGGATGACATAAATCCATAAAGTCTTTTAAGAGAACATCATAAATCTCAGTGTATGTTTTTCTTCCCAAAAGAAAATAATTATCTGGTTGACTAAGACAATCGTAAATAACTTTCAGTAACATTATTTGCGTCTTGCCAGAGTTGTGGTGAAAAAATCCTTCAGCTAAATAATTGTGCGTTCCTAAAATATGCAGGTCATAATAATTATCGGTCTTAACATATTTTACTGACTTGACTTTATTTTCAAAAAGAGTAGGATTTGGGTATGGACTACAAAACGATTTTAAGACCCTTAGCGGAAAAAGGATTATCTTCAAAAGAAATTTCACAGCAAATAGGAATAAAGCGCAAATATGTACAAAAACTTCTTTTAAGGTTTGACCTACCACGACTAAAACAGGGCGGACAATGCGGGAATAAAAATGGTTCTTGGAAAGGAGGGATTCATTTGGATAAAAATGGTTATGTTCTTGTTCGAGTGAAACATCCAAATTCGCGCAATGGTTATTTGAGAAAACATCGTTTGGTAATGGAACATTCTCTTGGTAGATATTTAACTTCTTCAGAAGTCGTCCACCACAAGAACAAAATAAAGACTGACAACCGAATACAAAACTTAGAACTTTTTGAAACAAACGGAAGCCATTTAAAAAAAGAATTGAAAGGTAAGATACCCCAATGGTCTCCTGAAGGTTATCAGAAACTCCTACGAGGATATCGCCCGAATACAAAGAACCGACAGTTGTCCAACCGGAAGAAGTAAGCACTCTGTGTTTCTCGGTGGCAATAAATGAATTAGAAGCAGTAGAAACTTTATATAATTTAGCAGGTTCATATTTAACCGGAACAAGAGCTTGAGCAATCTTTATTTTCTTACCCACTAATGAATAAACTTGTGGAGCAGATTTGTTTTTATATAAATCAGCAATAGATATTTCTCCCTCCGTTGTTTTTATTTTTGTTTCTCCCTCTATGCAACCGAAGCCTCCGTTAAGAACACTGTAAGTTTTTTCAGTATTCCAAAACTTCTCCTGAGCAGGCAGAAGTTCCATTTCTAAAACCGTATCATTATTCTTAAAATTATTAAATTTTATTTTCATTTATATATTTTCATTAGTTGACAAACTATGAAATCTATCCTATACTACTTTTAACTGCTTGACAAGTTTTCTCTCTCCTGTATTATAAAACTATTAAATTATGTAGGAGCCGTAATCCCAGCTCGCTATCGTCTCTAGCCAGAGAGTAAAGCATAAACACGAACCAGTGATAAGCTACATAAATATAACACTCCAATTAAATAAATGTTTAACTAACTGTCACTAGACGGGATTCAAGCTTTAGGCGTAGTATACACTAAGGCGTTAATTTAAGAGCAACTATAAA